CCTAATCCCCACCAGCGCGCTCGATTGTCCATTCTGCGGCAAGCCCACGACGCTGGTCGATAGCCGCATTGCGGAACACGCCGAGCGATTTGGCTTCACCCGTTGCCCAGCAAGTGGCACGTTCCCGCACATCGCAGCGCAACGAGCGGCGTCGTTGACAGCAGACTATATGCTGGCAAGCGAGGGGCTGTATGAATGACGACGCCTTGACTTTTGATGCCGTGGTTGCCAAAGTGCAAACACTGGTGGACAACGGAATCCGGGTTACGCTGGACTTGCCAGAGACGGCCATCGAAGCGGCCGCGGTGCTCATGGCGTTGAAGCGCAACGAGCAGGCGCTAAAGGTGACTGTGACGATTGACAAGCGCAAGCCCGCCGACTATGGCGGCAGGTTGAAATGACATGGCACGTACAGAGTACTCCGAAGAGACAAAGGCGGCAGTCATGGCGGCGCTGTTGTCTGGGCAGTCCGTTACACAGGTTGCGAAAAACTACGCTGTACCGAAAGGAACCGTAAGCGGGTGGAAGCGCAAGAGCGCTGAAGTTGCGGAAGTCACGACCCAAAAAAAAGAGCGCATAGGGGAGTTGCTTGTGTCCTACCTGTCAACGTCCCTGGAGACGCTCGAAGCGCAAGCGCGCATGTTCAAGAATGAGGATTGGCTAAAGAAGCAAAATGCCGCCGATGTTGCAGTCCTACACGGGGTTGTTACCGACAAGGCCATTCGACTTCTCGAAGCGCTCGCGCAGCAAGGGGAATAGCCCTGCTGCCGGCATGAGCTTTGACGCGTGGCTGCCAACGGTAACGCCGTCATTCAACTGGCGTTGGCCTCACTTGGCGCACATACAGCGCCAGCTACAACGCGTGACCGATGGCGAGATTGACCGATTGATGCTGTTCCTTCCTCCCCGACATGGCAAGAGCGAAATGACCACGGTACGGTATCCCGTGTGGCGGCTGAAGCGCGACCCGACTATGCGCGTGATTGTTGGCGCATACAACCAGACGCTCGCCAACAAGTTTAGCCGCAAGGCGCGCAAGATCGCGGCCGGGGAGTTGCTGCCATCCCGTGAACGGGCGGCGGCTGAGGATTGGGAGACCGAGCAGGGCGGCGGTTTGCGCGCCGTGGGTGTTGGCGGCGGTATTACTGGTCAGGGTGGCGATCTGATTATCATTGACGACCCGGTTAAGAACCGCGAGGAAGCCAACAGCCAAACGTATCGAGATAAGGTTTGGGACTGGTACACGGACGACCTGTACACCCGTCTGGAGCCGAACGGGGCCATGATCCTGATTATGACCAGGTGGCACGAAGACGACCTGGCCGGGCGCATCCTGGTAAGCGAAGACGCGCCGAATTGGACGGTGGTCAACCTACCAGCGCTGGCAGAGGAAAACGACCCGCTAGGGCGCACAGTTGGCGCGGCGCTATGTCCAGATCGTTACGACGCAGTGAAGCTATCCGCTATCGCAACCGTGCTAGGTTCGTGGTCATTTGCTGCGCTGTACCAGCAACGACCAGCGCCAGCCGAAGGCGGCATGTTCAAACGCCATTGGTTCGAGATTGTGGACGCTGTACCGGCTGGCTGCAACTGGGTGCGATGGTGGGATAAAGCGGGCACATCCAAAAATGGCGACTGGTCAGCCGGCGTGCTGGTTGGCAACGATGGCAGAGGCAAATACTACGTCGCAGACGTGAAACACGGCCAATGGTCAGTAGATGAGCGTAACAGGATCATGCTACAGACTGCGCAGCTTGACCGTGATTACACAGGCGGAAACGTAGTGATCTGGACAGAACAAGAGCCGGGTTCGTCCGGCAAGGAAAGTGCTGAGGCAACCGTCAAGCTGTTGGCGGGCCATGCGGTCTATTACGAGACTTCGACGGGTAGCAAGGAGGTTCGGGCGCAACCGTTTGCGGCGCAGTGTGAAGCGAACAACGTCAAGCTACTGCGCGCCGCATGGAATGCCAAGTACTTGGACGAAATCACCAGCTTCCCGTTTGGAGCGAATGACGACCAGGTAGACGGGTCAAGCGGCGCGTTTAACAAGGTCGCGTCTCCCCCCTGGCTGTTATGGTAACGGTGCAATGTGCTGCAAATCCACTGTGACAACCAGGCGGACGGCAAAGAGTGCGGCAGGTTTCTGGGCAAGCTCGACGGGGCGACGGTGTACCTGTACTGCCCGCGCTGCAAGACCTTTCACGCCCTGGCCGTGGTCGATATCGTCAAGCACTTGGCCGCCGAAGTTGTGGCGCATGGCGACAACGGCAATGGCACGCTGTTGTGGTAGAACGACGTAGCGCAAAGGAGGCGCTGAACTATGTCTAGGTTCCTTGAGGGAATGGCCGTGCTGTTGTGGCTGGCCGTCATTGCCAACGCCGTGTTCCTGGGCCTGTGGCGCGACAACACGGTGATCCTGTGGACGGCGCTGCTGTTCACCCTGTGGGCGCTGCTGTACGAGGCGAGGAGCAAGACGTAAAACCCACCTATTGACAACACGCCTTAACCGTGGTATTATGAAAACGTGGCCGACAGGCATAGCCTGAACGCACAGAGCCGCTAGACGGACACGCCACACCGCACGATTGCCAAGCCCGCTCCGGGATGCCCCGGAGTGGGCTTTTTGCGTTTATGGACTATCTCACCCTCCTCCAACGTCCGTTCTACGAAACGAAGTACAACCCGGCGACGAAGGGCTTGTCAACGTCTCCGCTTGACGACTTCTGGTATCAGGACGCCAAGCGCGACGATGACACCGACCCTGCAAGCCTGTTCCGTGCCGTACCGTGGCTGTACAGGGGTGTACAGCTGCGCGCCAATGCTGTGGCAGCCATGCCGTTTGTGGTGATGCGTGGGGACGTTGAGATCGACACCAGCGACGATTACCAAAACGTGTTGGGGTGGTTGCCAAACCCGCGGCGTCTGTTCTACATGACCGAGGCAGCGCTTTGTTGCTTCGGGGCGGGGTACTGGTGGAACGAGCGCAACCGGGTGGCAACGAAGGCCGTCCGCTACGTGGTGCCAACCACAATCGAGCCGGTCATCGAAGCGGACGGGCTGAAAGCGTTTGTTCGCACGGCAAACGGGCGGCGCGTGCAGGTGCCGCCTGAGACGTTGACCTATTTCTGGCAGCCCGACCCGTGGGTAGAACTTGGGCCACCGCTCAGTAGCCCTGTCATGGCGGCCATTGCTGCGTCTGGCGTGCTGTACAATCTTAACCAGTTTTCGGCGGCGTATTTCAAGCGGGGTGCCATCAAGGCCACGTTGCTAACCGTCCAGGGCGCACCCGTTGCCCAGGAGCGCGACCGGCTAAAGACCTGGTGGAAGCAGCTCGTATCAGGCGTCAAAAACGCCTGGACTACCGAGATTGTCAATGCCGATGCCGTGACACCGGTCGTGATTGGCGAAGGGCTGGCTGAACTGGCCAACGCAGAACTGACAGCCGAGAAGCGGCAAGACATCGCACAGGCGCTGGGCATCCCCCAGGCGGTCATGTTCTCGGAGAGCGCCAAAGGGCTGGGCGGCGCGGGTGTTGCCAACGCTGACGAACGGCGGTTTTACGCTGATACAATCATCCCCGACTGCAACGCCATCGCCGATGCGGTAAACGAGCAGATGCTTGCCGCGAAGGGCTTGCGGCTGGTCTTTCGGCCTGAGACCCTCGACGTGTTCCAGGAAGACGAAGCGGCGCGAGCGGCTGCGTTTTCATCCTACGTTTCGTCTGGGCTGCCGCTTGACCTGGTGGCCGAAATGTTGGGGTTGGAGTTGCCGGCAGGCTGGAAGATCGAAGACCTGCGCCAGATGCGCGAGGAGCGGGAGCAACAGGCCAAAGAGCAGTTTGGGATGGAGCAGGGCAACCAGCCGCCTGAAGACGACGACGACGAAGACGACGACGAAGCGCAGGCTAAGACCCTGGCCGATTTGCGGGCATGGCGGCGCAAGAGCAGCAAGCGCGGCAAGCTGGCAGATTTCGCCAGCGACCACATCCCCGCGGCGGTCATGGATGACGTGAAAGCCCACAGCGCCAACGGCTGGCGTGACGCGCTGGATGGGGTGATTGCGGTCTACGAAGGCGAGGACGTGCAGCCCACCGTGCAGCCCGCGCCCATCCTCGACACGACCGAGCTTGTATCGGCGCTGCGCAGCGCAACGGAGGCTTTGCTATATGGACAGCCACAGCAAGCTGACTAGCGCCGTCCTGGCGGCTGCGCAACTGTTGCCCGATATGCCTGTTGACTTGGCGGCCAACATTGCCGCGCTGAAAGCCCGTGCTGACCAAGAGCCAAGCCGCGAGCCT